TCATTGTTATAGATTGCATTTAGGACTATATTACCATTCTGAAAAAAGATACCATTGTCTAGGATGTATGCATCTGCTTTTTGTGCAGCGTCAAAATCCATCGAGTTTACATTGAAAACTCCTTTAAAGTATGGACCATTAACTGAGGTATGCGGTACACGAAATGTCTTTGAGAAAACCGAGGTAGTAGCTGTAGGGTCTATAATATTCTGTACGCTCAATGACATTTTCATTGGGTCGTTTGGATGCAAATCTAATTGTACCCAATCTGTACTTCCTTGTTTCTTTGCAAATAGTTGAATTGCCATTATAGATTCTGTAATTTTTGTGAATTCGCTAATTTAATAGTTACTGAAGCCTGTACTAATTTAGTTTGTCTAACATTCTTTGTAGTATATGAGTTAACTGTAACCGTACAATTGTATGGATAGACGTGAGCTAAAGTATTTTTAGGGTCGTAAATATATGCTAAAACCTGTGGAGATTTAATCAATCCTTCCATTAGGTCTACTTGTTCTTGTGTTAACCAATCAGTCTGCAACGAATATGTGGTTTCTGCTTGTTTATTAAAAGGTTTATTGCCACCTTTAATCGCCAAACTGCCAATAGGGAAGGAGTTATCCAGTGTATTCGTGTTATTCACCTTTGGCACTGGCTTTGAAGATGAATAATCTATTTGTTCTTGATAGTAATTGTCCTGTGTTGTACCGAGTGTTTTCTCAGTGAACATTGTGAAGTTCTGATAGTCTCTACCTCCTAAAGTATTGAACCAACTCAATCTCACCTGTGGATAAAGTGGAGTACATTGCTCTAGGATTGTAAACGTTGACTTCAATGTAACTGGGTCTGCGAAATCACAACCACTTCCTTTGCTAAAACCTTGAATTGTGATTTTGTAACCTGGTCCACCAGACCAACCAAAGACTTCGAATAATTTATCAACACTTGCAAGTACATGTACTAATGAATATCTTGCATCTGTACTAGGTGTAGCATTACAATCTACTCTTTGACTATAACCATTTGCTGTAATCATTGGCATATCTTGCGTATCCTGTAAAACTCCTGCAGTATCATATATTTGGAATCTAAAACCAAAGATATTATTCTGTTGACCGCTTTGAGTTATTGGAGTCCAGTTCAAGTATGTTAGGACTGTATTATCATGTCCATATACTTCCTGTTCTAACTCTGCAAAATTCAATGGATGTGCTAGACCTAGATTATGGTCATAGTTTATATTATAATTAAATGGATTGCCACCAAAGATACCTGATTTAAAGGTTGATTGCATTTGCCATTGTTGTTCTGTATCTTCTAATGTTGCTGAGAATGCGGTTACTGGCGTGGTTGTAACTCCATATTGAGTATTACCAGACCATAATTCGTATGCAGGTTGTCCTATAGTATCTGTGTTTCCATTATAGATTGAAGTGATGCCATTCACTGTATACTCTTCACCTACTTTAACATAATACTTTTTAGACATTAGGTAGTTATCTGCAAAGACATGACCGTTAACCCAATCAATTGTCAATTCACCTTGAGTGTTTTGTGCATTTGGATTAGAAGACTCTAAATAACCTTGGACTAGCGTTGAGATGTCAATCATTCCATAACCTGATGGATTAGCACGTTGTTTAATTCTCTGAATAGCACCAGTATTTACCTCATAAATATCAAACACATATTTAAAGTCAGTAGAGTTAATTTTTGAACTCAGTACTGACCATACTATTGGATTATAAACTGGTGAAATCCATACCGGTTTGTATGTAACTCCTGTTATCATTTTTGGATTCTATTTTTTAATTCAAATTGTTTTCTTTGTGCTTCTTCTTTTCGTTGTTTGTCTTTTCTCCATGCGAGGTAGTTGAAGAATTGGGTTGCGCCAATTCCTGTAACTTGGTCAACTTTGAGTAAATCATCTCCAGCGACAAAGTAGAAGGAGTCATTCCATCCTCTAGCAACTCGGATATGAGTAGGCTCGAGACCTTTAGCGCTTCTTTCATCTTCGGGTCTGTCTCCTTCTGTATCTTCTCCGTCATCTCCTGAGTCAAAGAGTCCGCTAAATCGTTTAGCAAGAATTTTGGTGTTAGCAAAAAAAAACTCAATGCTGAATACACATACTTTAATGGAAGGTCCAAGAACTCTTTTGCTCTTGCATCTAACGTGTCACCATCATACTTCTCTATCTCTACCCAGTCAAAGGTCTCTGAAATAACGGTGGCAGGTCTATAAAGAATTGCCATCATTATGTGAAGCTTCTGTTCTTTTAGTGGGTCTACTCTCAATACATCCATATCTGCGAATTCTCCAATGGTTAGTTTATCGTAATTAACCAAACCATAGGCTTTACCATTCAGACCTATATGCTTCCAAAGTTTCTTGTCCTTCTCTGTATTTAGAGGTCCTTCTGCTATAGCAGCGAAGAGTTGCAAGAACTGAAATTGTTGTAGTTCTTTTAGGTCCTCTACAGGGCAACCACTCAAGTGATGTACTACTTGAAGCTTTGCATCTGCACTATCTAACGCTAGAAGATGTTGGATTTTGTAGTATTGTCCAATTGTTATATCTCCTATAGAGTACTCGGTATCTTTAATTTTAAATTCTATCATTATCGGTTCTGTTTCTTTAATCCACTAATAGTGTTATTTAGAAATGTTTCTAGGGTCATGTTTAATTCTGCTTCTACGATTGCTTCGTAAACTGGTCTGTCTCCTCTGAGTGACAACCACCATTGAGGTCTAATACCTCCTCTACCTCTACGGTATCTGGTGTATTCTCCCATTCCAAAGAAGGACTGTTCTCTGTATTGATTATAGTTTCTAGTACCATAGTTTGTGTAAACACCGTGATGATCGTATGATACTGAAAGAGCCCATTGACCTCCTTCTTTACCCCAATCAAATTGCAAAGAACGTTGCAATCTACCAGTGGCAAAAGGATTCTTGCCTCTTTGAGGTACTTGTCTTCTGAGACGCGCTTCAACATTTCTGATGATGCGAGTACCAACTCTTTGTAATGATTCGTCTGATAGATTCTTGAATTGCATATTACGCTATTGGGTTTTGACAATTAGATAGAGGTGCAATTGCTTCAATTTGGATTTGTGAAGTCCAACCTGACACAGAGTTCTTGAAGTTCTCTGTAAATGGCATTGAAGTAACAGGCATTTGCATATTAAATCTCCATTCGTTCCAAGAGGTTAGAGTATACTTGGCAATTATATCTCTTGTAATCTCTAACATATTAGATTGTGTTCTCTCTTCAAGGCCCAACTTGTCTTTAGCCAGGTCCATTACGATGAGGTCAAAATCAAAGATAGTGCCACCTCCTGAGATTGTAGCTCCTTGTGGTACCAAGTGTACGTATGGGTACTTGATTTCGGGTTTATCTTCGTCTGGCATCTCAATAGAGGAAGGAGGACCTACTCTAAACGTTTTGACACCAGGATGCGAATTAATAGCAGATCTCAAAGATTCTACTACGTTTCTGTATGTGCTTGAGTAAACTTCTGACATTATTATGAGTTTCTTTTTCTATTTATAAATATAAAAATTGGGTCCCTTGAACTAGGACCCAAATTTATTTTTAATTTGAACTTTACTAATAGGGTCTTCTGCGTTTGACTGTGTAACGGTTCCCTTCAAGGTCCTGTCGAGTGTTTGACTTTGACTGAAAAGTATAGCCTGAGGCAGGGTTGACTGAGAGTCCATAGCGGAAGGCATCTATCAAGTGGTTGTGAGCATCTATAGGTTTATCTGTCCCTACTTTCCAACAATAGAGGTTGTATTCATCATGTAAATTGGAGGACTCAGGATGCATGTAAACCTCGAATTGTTTAATCCTATTAATCCCAGCTTGGATTGAATCTGGTCCTTTGTATGCTTTCTGAGGACGGTAACCTAATCTTCTAATCTCTTCTATAGATTTAGGTTCTGCTGAATCTGCTATTAGAGTATCTGTTGGTTTGATTCCTAGCATTTTTAATTTGTCTACTATATCTTGGTTGGTTAGGTCTGTTTCGTAGAAGAGTTCTTTGATGTAGAGTTTATTATTGTACTTCTTGATTTCGATTAGTGCCGCTGGGTCGCCGGCGAAACCAAAGTCTAGACCATAGATAGTTTCGTATGGAATGTCTGGGTCTGGAGTTCCTATCTGCCAGTTTTGGAAGATTCTACCTACAATTCCATCTAACCATAGACCTTCAATATGGTGAGCATAGTATTCTGGGTCTAGGTCTTTCATTCTTTCCCATTCTACGATTTTCTTTGGGTCAAGATTATTGATATTATCTCTATAGGTAGTATGGATAAAAACATGGTCGTCTTTCCACTTTGGATTTGGTTGTCCATCAATATACCATCTTTTATGAATCCAATGTCTTTTAGATGTTGGGTTAAAGAGGATGAATACTTTTCTCTCTGCGCCTTTGGTTCTGAATGAGTCATTTAACTTTACAAATTCTTCTTCTGATGGTAACTCTGTTGCTTCATCTATTAGTAGATGGGTTACTCCTGCAAGACCTTTACCTTTTGCTTGCATAGTTCCATCTTGTAGTTTCATAGCATGGGTTATAATCATATTCTCATTTCTGACATTAGTGATTTCATCTCCATCTATCTTTAGAAATTGTTTTATTCCCCATGACTCCGCCAAATCTAATATATCTCTATAGATAGAAGATTTAATAGATTTTTGAGTATAACGGGAGACAACACCTCTAAAGTATTCATCTCCCATTAATTTAATTAGGAAGTATGCTGCTGCTTGTGTAGATTTTCCACTACCTCGACCCCCAGAAATCAGATAATAGGTTTTATCTGAATGAAATAGGGGTCCATAGGCTGGAAGTATTCTAAATTCCTGCATTTCTACATTCTTTCTTTAATCTTGATACTACACCATTAACACAAGCGGGACATGTAGTTACTACTTTATTCTCACCTGTTATAGCATTATAAAGACTAAAGATTTCTGCTGCTTCTGCAGGTGTAAAAGTCTTTTTTAACGAAATGATTGGTTGTATATCTGCCAATCTTCTCTTGATTCTATCGTATTCTTCTGCTGTCATGTTAGTAATCAATTATCTTTTCTAATATTAGTGTTATTGCTCCAGTGGCGAACATACAGATTAGCGATAACCAATCCAATCCCAAGTAAAGTGATAGGAATAATGCTGTCCATTGGCTCAAACAATAACTACACGTCAGAGGCTTTCTTTCTACGTTTAGGTTTAGGATTATCGATAGAATCTTCAGTGCTTTGTGGTACCACGGATTCCTCAATAACGATACTATCGTTAGACTCAACGACAGACTCAATAGCAGGTTCAGGGCTAACAATTGGTTCATCTTCTTCTTGTTTGTTTAAAATTTCAACTTCAGCTTTGGTGCCTAGTTTGTTTCTCCAAAAAGCAACGTTTCTTTCGAATCTTTCTGGTTCTGATTGGAATTCGCCATCTCTTCCAGCAAATTTCCACTTGATAGGTGTATTATCACTGATACCACCTCCGAGTTTTTTAACAATAAATCCCATAGTTAATCTAATTTTTGTTTTATATATTTACGTACTCTATTGATTGTGAGACCAATGGAGGTACGAGGAATGCCTGTTTCTCTAGACAATGATGAATAATTATGTCCACCTTCAGCGTATAATTTAAAGAGTTCTCTGTCATACCAAGGTAATTCATCTAATATTTTATACACTCTATTTGTATCTAGTTTCGTTTCTTCTTTTTCTACTCCATCCCACTCATCTATTTGTGTCTCTTGTTTAATAAATTGTTTGTAGAATGGACCCGTTTGACTACGCCATTGAGTCATCATGATTCTAACCAGATAAAACCTTGCACCTCCTGAATCGATGATAGCTTGAAGGTTGTCTTTAAATGATAACTCTTCTATAGCATAGTGTAGAAGGTCTGTTGCTAACTCGCTATTGCCAGTTATTTTCTTTGACGCATCTACCAATGGCTTGTAGTCATGAGTTAAATATTCATTAAAGTCCAATACTGAGTAGATATGTTTTATAATTAAAAAAGAGATACTGTATATGTATCTCTTTTAATTTTATACCTGAGAATCCTCTTTAGGTGGTATAATTATCTGTAAAGGATTATCAATCGTAATATCTGTTTCCTGTTTCTTTGGAATTACGAATGGTGATAACTTTAGAAGGAAGTCTAATGCTTTTGCTGGGTCTTCGCTAGCTGTTTGTGATAACCATAACTGAATATTCTCTAAATTACCATGTAAAAGTTCTACATAATACTTTTTGATTGCTTCAGTTGTAGCATTACTACCTCCTTTAGGGCGACCATTAGGATTACCTGATTCGCCTTTCTTCCAATTAGGATTTCCTGCCATCTTCTTTCTGTTTTGTTAAATATACCTGTAACAGTTTTTCATTTTTAACTGTCTTTGGGTAAACGATTGACAACTTCTTTTGTGGTTGTTTCTTCATTTTATATTTATATTGATTAATTTGCCGGCCAATCACCACATCCGTAGCATTGTTGGTCATCACCGTATGGAGAACCAACAGAACCCCATCCGTTTGGTCTTGTTCCAGTACCGTATGGATAGTTTCTATATTTCTTCCAGTTGAAATACTTTGAGTTAGTTTGAAGACCAGAGAAATACGGAGTTTTCTTGTCTGGTGTCATACCATCATTAGTATTAGGTGAAGTCCATGCAGGGTATAAATTAGGATTGTTATTTAAATATAACTGCATTTGTTTGGTGTAGGACTCAGCTACTTCTCTAACCTGGCTTTGCAAGAACTTCAATTCGTCTAATTCAATTGAAGTTGCTTGCTCTGATTCAGGTTTCAACACTGATTTGTTGAATACTTTGTATGCCAGGAAAGGCAATGCGTGATAAAACGCGTAGTTACAAAGCATAGGACCAATAAACTGGTCTAGGATATATCTGTTTGGAGCTGAGATTGCTCCAGCTTTTACTTGATTCTGTAATTGCTGATAGAATGTAGCACCTAAATAGTTCTGCAAGTAAATATTTTGTGCTTGGAGAACGTATGGAGTTAAATCAGTAGGTGATACTGACTGATGAATTGAAGTAAATGATTTTAACTTCTCTTCTGATACGAATAAAACGTTAGGATTTGTCATTATTCTTGTGCTATTGTGTTTTCTGTTGCTTCAATAATCTTGTTAGGCTCGATGAACAATTCTATTTCAGGATAACCTTTATAATACATGATTGTATCAAATACCTTTAACATAGATTTTTGAATAGGTTTAATTACTGTTGAAATAAAGTGTGCGTATGCTGTTTCAATTTCATCTTTATTACTTCCCAATCCAGTGCCACCTTCGTGATATAAACCTAATAAAAGAGGTGAAGTAATTCTATGCGCTGAAAGAATACGTGATGTAACTCTAGTTTCTAGTTGTACATAGTAATCTGAGTTTGCAGCAGGAATAGGAATTACATCAGGAGCATGTTCTTTATCATCTGAGAACGCAATGAATGCTTTACCAGCATTTTCAGCACCTCTAAATGCCATTGTAATTTCGTCATAAATCTCTTCTCTTGCTTCTGGGTCAGGAACACCATTATTTAAACCAATGAATAAAGAAGGTGTCAATGAATTTGCTAGGTTATTGATATGAAATTTTGATACTTCAACATCAATTTGAATATCATTAATACCGCCAGAATATGAAGGTAGTGGATAGAATAGAGAACCTGGTTCATAATCAAAGAAATAAAGTACTTGATTTGGACATTCAATTGATTTATTAGGGTCGTATGCTGCAAACTCTAAAGGTTTAATCTTTCTCCATTGAGCCCAATCAGCTGCATAATAATATTTGTCTACTTTACCAGTAGTTGGATTATGATTTCCAGAACGTACTCTAGAAAAATCTAAATGATAGAATTCAGCAATTGATTCACCATCGTTTGACCATACAATATTAAGAGCAAATCCTCCAAATGTAATATAATCTAAACTAGCTTTCTCAAATACATCATTCCAAGATTCTTCTGGATTTGCTCTCTTTAATAAGTAGTTATCTTCTTCGTTTCTTGTTTTAAGACCTTGACCAATTACACCATCTTGTTTAGATGCAATTGCAGTACGATTCATTGCTGATTTGTTATAGAGACCAGCTACAAACTGTGGCCAAAGATTATCGGCTCCATACTCAATCCATTTTTTATTACCTGATAATCTTTCAATAAAGATTGGTAGTTCTGTTTCAATGCGGTCAACATTGAAAGCCATATATTTTGGTTTGTTTTCCATCTAACTGAAATATGTTTCTAATATTAAATATACGTAATGTTAATTTTGACAAAGATTACAGTTAGGAATTAAAATATGCATCAAAATCTCTCAAGATAACCATAAATTCGTAATCTTCATTATCCAACGTTCTAGCACAGATTTCAGCGTAGATTTTTTCAATGGTAGTGTCGAAGTCTAACGCAATGATTAACATCCTTTCAAGCATATAGTCGAAAATAACCTTTCTTTCTTCTTGGCTCATTTCAACCCATGTTTGATATTCAATTGACCTACCTAGAAGCCTTTTTGGAAATCTGTGCTTCTTTGCCATCTATGTTATGTTAAATTTAAAGTTTTTATTCTTGAATTGGTAACCATAGATATGATGTATAACGTGGTCTGTTTGATGTTTACGAGATGTCTTTGGTCTAGGCTTTTTATATAAATCCTTTTCAACATCAAGTGGAGCGACCAGATTGTCACTATGACTTCGCTCCAACATGTCAGCTGTTCTACCTAAAAAATATGCCCAAATTACTTGGCTCTGATGACTCAACTCGACTTCAATCACATCA